TAATGCTGTTGGCTAAATCTTTGAACAGGCTGTCTGCCATTTCTGAAAAAGACTTTTGCTCCGTGATCATATTCTGCCCAAAATTAGTCATCGTACTTAGTATGTCATCAAAGCCGCCTTTGATAGTCTCAAACTGATTGAACTGCTTATTTTTGATGTATTCCAGGGCATTGTCCCAAGACGCTTTCAGGTCGGTCGCCTGCGCATCCTGCAGTGCCTGATTGGCCGCTGCAAATTCCTGCCGCAGCCGTAGCTTTTCCTGCTCAGTCAGATTAGTTGCTTCAAGTTCTTTCTGCAGCTTCTCCTTGTAGAGTTCAAGCTCCCGGACTCGCATTTCGTTGATTACGCTGATATGCCGGCTCTGTGCATCTTCCTCTGCCTGCAGGTTATCCATCCGCAATTTATGCTGTTCGGTTATCCAGTCACGATTATTTTGTTCTTCTTTTAATTTTTTATATAAATCTATCTGGGCCTGAACACTTTTTAACGCCTCATTATCAACACCCGCCACCTTCGCATTTTCGATGGTAGAATTCATTTTTTCCAGTTCTGCCGTCAGCGAAGCTGTGGCTATATCGAGTTTGGAACCAGTCTGTTCAGTTATTTTAGTTTGCAGATCCTCGGCAAGCTCATTTACCTTGCCCTGCCATTTCGTCAGCTCTTTTAATGCCTTTTCAGCCTGCTTCTCTGCTTCTGACTTACCACCCTTAGCTTTTTTGCCTTTATCATCACTGCCGCCAAAACTGTTCAAAGCCAACCGCGAAGCTTCTTCCGCAGCTTTTCTAGCATCGTCAATTTCTTTTTGGCGTGCCGCAATTTCATCTTGTTCCGCCCTAAATTTCTTCTTTTTTTCCAGCCGTTCTTCTTCTCTGGATTGTGGTGTCGCAGTCCATCTGTCAACAAGGTCTTCAAAGCTTAGTCCTTCTTTTGCTGCATAAATCCCCACAGTTCCTGCACCAATTGCCGCACCTATCCCAACAGCACCAGCACCGACAATACCGACAGTAGAAAGTAATCCAGCCGCAGCACCCATTGTGGCTACTTCCTTGTAGGCAAGTGCCAATTTTCCTAGCCATCCTATAAGCGTTCCTATTGCTCCTATAGTAATTCCTGCGTTGACTGCTGTTCCCGCCAGTTTATACGAAAAACTTTCCGTGTCATCTGACAGCATTTGTACAGTAACACCAAGTCCTGTAAGTGTCCCCCCCAAAAGCATGGCTTTATTTTGTAATCCCTGCAGTTTCTTGCCATGGTCCAGCGCCGCATTAGCGGC